CCTAGGTTTGACATACCGTTGTACAGAGACTTTACGAAGTCCTCCTGAGCTGCGTTGAGGAACAGATTGATATCCGCATCCTCATATCCAGGTGCAGCAAAGTTGGATATTGAATCGTAAGTTACAAGTACGTAGTCTCTGAACTCGGTAGTTGTCATCAGTCTTCCATTGCATCGACCTTCTTCTCGATAACAAGTCTAAGGTCTTGGTTCTTTTTGTTGTTAAGGAACTCTACAGCTTCTGCAAGATTGTTACCGATAAGATCACCTCCAGGAGTATAATATGCAATACCCTGCTTACGTAGAGCTTTTGCAGTGATAGCGTCCTGAATGAGGATCTTGGTCTCAAGGTCTTTATCTCTGACAGCATTGAGGAAAGCCTCCGGAGCATTGCTCAAAAGACGATTGGCCTCTGTCTGTAGGAACTCAAGTTTGGCATTCTTACCAACTTTCTTGCCTGTAGCCACCATAATGACATGACGAAGTGATCTGAAGTCCTTCTTGATCGCACCATACTCAGTATAGGCTGCAAGCTTGGTATCAAGCTCATTCAACTGTTGTTGAGTTTCATGGTTCTCATCGACCAGTGCAAACTTCTGCGTCACTTTCGTTTCCCTTGGATCATCAGAAAGTGCAATACGATCCTTAACTGTAAGTAGGATCTTGTACTTCATGTAATCATCAGGGCGTGATAGGTCAAGATACGTTACCTCATTCTTGAGACGGACCTTGGCCTTTTTCTTTGTGTAATAGTTCTTCTCTCTTGTTACAGAAAGTTCATTGGGTTCAAAATCCATCCCGGAAGAGGGGCTCTCAAAGAAAGCCCGCTCTTCTGGTGTCAATGGATCTTTCATACGTCCCCTCTCATCGATAGGAACGCATACTTCAAAATAAGACTCTTTAAAAAGAAAGCTGGCCTCATGCTCCTTAGGTAGGAGTCCCCTCTTTCTTTTCAATGGCACGATCTTTACCTTCCGGTTAGGAAGCTTGAACTCTGCTATTGTTACATCCGTTTTGCTCATCTCTTCTCAGATCTATTTATTGATTATGCTAAAATACTTGGGATCAATGAAGCAGTACGTGATGGATCGTATACTGCAACACCACACACAGAGGCACGGTGTACAGAGTAACCATCAGTACTCATCGCCATCATGTTCATGTTACGCTCACCTACAGGAGAGAAAGGATTTCTCAGACCTGGGATGTAACCCATGATGTCCTCAGATCCGTTCACGTAGAACTTCTGGATGTTAGGCTCTCCGTTAGTAGTACCAATGTCCATGATGTCATATCGGTAAGACTCAGCTACACCACCGTCAGGGTGATACAACTTGTTTCTTTCACGATCATCGTACATTGAATCCACCATCAAGGTCACCTTGACACCGTTAGGTCCCAGGTACTCAACGAACTGACCACCGTATCCAAGAGGCATCTGAACACCATTGGCGCTTGAAGCTCCGTATAGACGGCTTTCATTCCGTAGAGGAGTGTACAACTGAGACTGATCTTCCAAAGCTTGGTGGAACTGGATAGCTCCACGCTCACCTGTACGTAGTACGAAGTGACGCTCATCTGTAGGAAGCTTACCTTCAGAAAGGTCAACAAGGACCTCGGTCAAGTAATCAATATCGAATGAGCTGTAGTAAGAAGTGTTAGACGCTTCCATCTGCTCACGGATACCGGCACCCTGCTTGATGATGTGTCCTGAGTTACCGATGTTGAAGTATTCACCGTTAGCCCCTCGGTTGCTACGTGCAAACATCAAGAGACGGTTCTTTTCCTGACGGAACTGATAATCGAACACATAGTCCTCATACTGGGTCCATGTAGTGTGAGTAACAAGCTCACCGTTCTCACCTGCTGATTGCCACTTGGTAGCAAAAGGTCGGTTGATCATGTTTCCTGGAGTAGTGTGCTCCATACGGATCATAGAGAATGCGTTACGCATTGTGAACGGGCTTTCAAAGTTGATACCACCACCTTTCTTAGAAAGAGTTGATTCAACAAGAGACCATTCACGGCTGAAACGGGTACCTGCCTCAAGCTCTTCTACCGGCATGAAAGCGGCAGGATCACCTGTTACAAGTTCTACAGTGTATCGCCAGTTGGTCCCATCAGGAACAGGATCTGCTACGATACGCAATTGATACACCTCATTCTTATGTCCAACGATAGTGTGAACATCAGTAAAGTGCTGTTCTGGGAAGATAAGGTCGAATCGAGAGAAGTTCAATCCTGGCTGATCACCTGCTGCAACGGCAGTACCGTTGATCTGTGCTTCTACCAAAGGAACATTCTTCTTGGCCGAACCGATGAGTTCCCAAGTGAAGTCATCATCTGTTTCCAATACTTTGTAAGGAATATCAGATAGATAACTGTCCAGATCCATACCAAAGTTAGAGGTATAGATACGTCTCATAAGATTGGAGGCTTTCTGAGGTGCGGCCTGATAGATCGCTCCCATGTGATTGGAAGTCGTAAGACCTGCCCACGATTGAGCCTCCGTCATCTGAAATGGAGAAATTTGTGGCATTTTGTTTTTAGTTTAAAATAGATTATCCAATGACTTGAGTAGATCTTGATCTACACTACCAAATATTTGTTGACGGTTTCCTCCGCCTCCAAAATTACTCGAACGCTGATTCTCTAGAGAGTCAGTGAACTTTTTTACACTTTTACTATTGCTTGTACGGCCGAACACCGAGATGTCCGGATTCTCATTAAAGAGTCCTAACGATGCCAGATAATGAAGTCTGAGGTCAAAGGTCACTGGGTCTTTGGCCCTTAACTCCTGTATCGCATATATAGGTCCTTGTTCTGTTACCTTCACAGGTTGTGTCATTTGATCGAAAAGCTCTTTTCTTTTACGCTCAGGGACCTTCATTCCAGGAAGTATCTCTTCGGTATCCATGATCTGCTTTTCGATCTTCTTTACTTTGTTCTGAGCCTCTGACTTCTGAGACTCTGCAAGCTGACGCTGCTCTTCCATTTTCTTCTCATTGATCACTTTAAGATCATTGAGAGCTGCGGATGCATCCTCAATATCGTCACCAAGCTCAACAGATCGGTCTGTAAGCTTTCTGGCACGTTCCGGATTGATACCGCTTGCAACAAATGAATTGTAGATGAGTGTCTTTCTGATCTGCTCCTTCTGTGCAGCGATATCATCACTGTCAGCATCATCGGGCAGGATCTGAGATGTCTGCAATCTTTCCAACTGCAACTTCTGATTGTTGTAGTTACGGATCACTTCTGAAGGAACTCCATTGCGGTAGTCCTCCAACATCTGCTTTGCCTGATCGTTAAGATCAGCATATTCATTCTTCTTGATGGTGTCCTTGATAAGATCGACAAGATCAGAAGGCCCGGAAAGACCTTCCAATCTGTCGTCTTCAGCATCAATGACGCCTTCCTCCAAAAGCACCGAGGCAAATAACCTTAACGGTTCGGATGGAGAAGAGGGAGCGCCCTCAGAGGAAGGTTCTTCTACTTCCAATTGAGGTTCAGGCTGTACTTCTCCTACCTTGGTGGACGGAGTTTCTTCAATATCGATCTTTCCAAGAGTAGGCTCTTGTTGTTCTTCTTTCTTGGGAGCATCGATAACTTCTCCCCTTTCATCAAAATGGATAAGGTTGTCATTACTTAGATCAAACCCTCCAAAAATGTCGTTCGTTTCTTCTGCCATTTTTCTAACGTACAAAATTAGACTATATAATATTCACTTTTAACTGAAACCATGTTTCTACTCACATTTATGATGGTTGTTTTTATAGCAATTACTTGGTACGTTGCTTAGTAGCCTCTACCGCCAACTTGGCTTGACGGTCCAACTCCTTCTGACGTGCCTCGTGCTCCCTATCCATATCCTTCTCCATCTTATCGTATTCTACTTTCAGTCTCTTGACATCCTCTGATTCAGCTTTGAATGCCTGCTTGAGCCTTTCAATTGCAAGATCCTTCTCATTCTGAGATGTCTGTAGATCGGTCTCATGCTGCATCTCCATACGTTTCATTGCCATGTTGGCTTCGATCTGCTGCTGTTGTTGCTGCTGACCCGCCTGGAGCTGTCTTTCCTGCTGTTGTTGCTGACGCTGGATGGCATCTTCTTCAGCAGTCTCGATCTTACGTCTCATACTGGAGATGGACCTGTCTGTCATGATGTCCATCAATTGACTGAAATTCAATTTATCACTCTGTAGTCCTGCCTGAGCAAGTTGGATGAATCTTTCTCTCATCTGAGCATCCAACAGGTTATTTGACATGACGATACCAAAATCCAGTTCACGGAAGTGGTCACCATCAAGTTCAAATATTTCAGACGACATGTCATCCAATATATGCTGTACTATCTTCTTTTTACCCTTGTATGCAAACTTGGCCGCCTCTAATAACGCTGTGAGCGTTCGCTTCTTGACATCCTCATGCATACTGAAATAAACTTCAGTAATATGAGAAGACTGAGTAACAGACCTATCGACATTCCCAACAAGTTCTCTATTGTGTATACTGCCCTCTCTCTGCTTTGATACTCCTGAGATCTCACCCATCTCAACCTTCAGGAAGTTGAGCATTGCAAGATTCTGTTGAATGTATCCAGAAAGGTTAAAGTCCATAGGAGTACTTCTTCCAGGAAGATTGCCAGCAAGTTTACCTGTAGATGCTCCCTTGTCACCTTCTTTGAAAGAATCCTCTACCATCCAGCCCATACGCTCTGCATAGTACAGGACATCCTCAAACTCCCAACCGTCAGGAGTACGTGCAAGGTCAATGGTGCCGATGACCCCTTTATACTTTGCAAAGGCATCCTGTGTCTTCCACATGAATGCATTGTACAGATACTGATAAGGCTTCATCCTTCCCATAAGAGAAGTAATGTCATCATCGTTCACAGAGTATGCCGATCCTATGTACGGGCATTGTGAAATGGATGGGTTTGACATTGAATACGCCTTTATGGGGAATGCCTGCATCTTTACGTAGATGTCACGTCCTATACGTGTACCTTCCCACCAGTCGGTCACCCAGTACCACTTGACCTCTTCACCAAGTGCAGTGTCAGCTTCATAGAACTCGGACACCAGCTTGTACTGTACATCACCGGTAACCTCATCATAGTACTTCAGACGTCCCACCTTCTGATACGATCTCCACACCACACGGGTAACGAGAATTGATCCTGTACTGGTATATTCAGGCAAATGAAAGGATGAGTCTATAAGCTCATCTGATGCTACCAACTGCCCTTCAGTGTTCTCAATGAGATTGATGGCCGGCAGATCAGGTTCCTTCTCTCCAAGATTGATGAATGATTTATCATCGTCTGCAGAATATCCTGCCTTACCTCTCTCCAACATGGACACCTGAGAAGGTTTAAGATGATCATGGAACATGTCAATGATCCTTCCAGGAGAGTAGTAAGCATACTCTACAATAATATCACAGTCCTCTATCTGATTACTTTCAGATGTACGGATGGTCTTAATATTGAGAGGATTGCACTTTCTCAGTGAAGGTTCCCCTCCTACGATATCAACTGCATAGATCTCAAGTCCTGTAAGAAGTGCATCCAAGAATCCGTCATTGAACTTCTTGTCCACCTTTTCCTCATGTTTGATATGCTCAAGGAGGTGTGTGGCCCTACGTTCACGGATATCCTGATACTCATACTTTCTCCACTTCTCAAGATCCTTTATCTTCTTTTCGATCGTGGCCTCATCAATATTAGGCTCCTGTATGATCTCTTCCATGAATGTCTTCATGTATCGATCCTTGATCTCTTTCTCCTTTTGGGAAACAGCATCCTCATTGACGATCTTGACCCTGAAGTCAGAGACCCTCTTTGCCTCTTCGCCTACAAGAAGATTTATCTTCGGTGCAGCGATGGGATAGTTACGTGGTTTAATTGGAAAGGAGTCCGATCCCAATGCGAAGGGATCACAGAACTCCATCATCTCCTTAGTGTCAAGTCTGTTGTTGTAGAGGTCTATGTTAGCCCTCATCTCACTGTAGTTCGTCTTGAACTCAGTTGCGGAGAATGCATGATCTATCGCAGACTGCACACACTTCTTTCTCCAGCTTTCCCCCTTCTGTGTGAGGGATCTCTTTTGGGATGGAAATCCACTTAATCCATAATCAGATACGGCCATGGGCACAAAATTACTTACTTTTTATGACGCATATGTACAGGAGTGTATCCAGAAAACAATTGTTTAGGCTCTCTTCTATGGCCGTTTCTTCTCATAGAAGGTCTGCTATCAAAGAATGATGGGTATGTTCTGGGCTCATCCACCACATCCATCTTGAACATGTCCTCTTTAAGTATCAACACCATACCCAACGCAGATATACGGTCATAGTTGCCGAAGTTGGGATTGTACATCTCAAGCTCTTTCAACAGCGCAGTGTTCCAAATGGTATGCAAATTAAGTCTATCATGATCCTGCCCTTCCTCCTCAGAGTATGCAGTATCAAGTAGCCAGGACTTTATAAGGGACCTTGCCCATGCATTGACGGATTTTGTAGCATTCGTACCCTTGGCCGTATTACCGAAGGTAGACGTCTTCATGATCTGCATGTCCTTCAATATCTTAGGAGTATCTGCCAGCAGGTACAGTGCATTACGTTTCTCAAAATACGAGAACATTCCCTTCTTGTTGTTCTCGTAGTTGCATCTGGCATTGTAATACTTTATGAGCCTGTAACAGATCTCATAGAACTTCTCTGCAGTTGCCGGCCTGCCTGTATACTCTGCCACTATCCTATTGGTTATCCTGTTCATGATGATACATGATCCGAGAGATGCAGTAGTTGACACATCATCGTCATAGGGGTCGACACCTGCTATGTACATGTTTGCCGGCACCTCATCCTCAGGCGGATGCTCAAATATCTCCACACATCCATGCAATCCAAAGTTATCCCTTACCGGAAACTCCTTTATAGGATAATTATCAGAAGGCCTCAACTCTATCTGACCGTTACGATTGACAAGATCCACATTGAATATCCTGTCCGTCCATCTTGCCGGATGTGCTTCAACCTCTGACCTCTGTACCTTAAGGTCTTCAACAGGGAAGATACTGCCTTCCCTTCTCATCATGGCCTCCTGAGGAGTAATGGAACGGTCAGCCCGTTCCTGAATCATCGCATTGGGGTCCGTGGTGGCCTTCTTGACCTTTTCCCTTTCCTCAATGATCTCCACAAGAGCACTAAAAACATCAGAGTTACCATCTTTATCGTAATGCCCTTCCCTATTAAAATACTCTCCGCAATACCATCCACACAGACTGTCTTCAGGAGCGTTCTGATCGAATACATTCCTGATGGCATATATACGATAACCCTCAGGTTGTGAGAACAGTGTCCTTATACCTTCAAAGTCAGCTCCCTCGGTACCACCTGTACCAAAGGCTATCATGGTACCGAACGTCACATTGCCCTGCTCTACCGATGGTCTTGCAATTGACCATGCCTTCAGAAGATGTGGGAACTTACCGGCCTCCTCGAACAGGATGACCTTACCCCTCTTACCCCTTGCACGTTCTGGCTGATTCTTAAGTGTAACACCTATGATCTCAGATTTGTACCCTTTTACAACCTTTGTCTTGGGATCCTTATAAGATGCACGTCTGTGCATTGCAGTGTCCTTCTCATCCCTTGCTTTCTTCCATGGAGTGTACTCATCCACAAAATCCATTACATCCCAGGCCTTGTCAAGTATGGCATCACCTTTCAGATACTCACCCTC